CTACAAGCCCACCAAGACTTCTGGCATCAAGATTCGCGGCACTGGTGCTGCAACCAAAGGTGTGATGGCACGCGGCCCGATGGCGTGAGGTTTGAATGACCTACGATGAACTTGTTGCGGCGATTCAGTCGTACACCGAGAACCAGTTCCCAACGACCTACTTGGCCGATGGGTCTGGTGTTACCTCGACCACCCAGATCAACACGTTCATCAAGCAAGCGGAACAACGAATCTTCAACACGATTCAGTTCCCTTCTCTTCGCAAGAATGTGACCGGGACGACGACAGCGAATAACAAGTACCTGTCTTGCCCCGATGACTTTTTGGCGGTGTACTCGCTGGCTGTGATTGATGCGGCTGGGGCATACGAGTTTTTGCTGAACAAGGATGTGAACTTCATCCGTCAGGCATACCCGGTTCCCACCGACACGGCCATCCCCAAGTACTACGCCCTCTTTGGCCCAACGACCACGAGCGGCGGCAGTCCCACCATCACAAACGAGTTGTCGTTCATCCTTGGCCCCACCCCTGATGCGGCGTACACGGTTGAGCTGCACTACTTCTACTACCCGACCTCGATTGTGGACTCCGGCGACGGCCACACATGGCTGGGTGACAACTTCGATTCCGTGCTTCTGTACGGCTCTTTGGTTGAGGCGTACACCTTCATGAAGGGCGAGGCTGACCTCATGGCCCTCTACGACGGCAAGTACAAGGAAGCACTTGCGCTGGCCAAACGTCTGGGCGACGGGATGGAGCGTCAGGATGCCTATCGTTCTGGCCAATATAGGCAGGTGGTCACATGAGCATCATGCAAGGGGCCACCACGAGCTTCAAGGTTGAGTTGCTCGACGGCGTTCACAATTTTCTGACCGACACGTTCAAGATTGCCCTGTACACGGGCAATGCGAACTTGGGGCCGACCACCACCGTTTACAGCACCACGAACGAGGTGACTGGAACCGGGTACACGGCGGGCGGCAACACGCTCACAGCCACCACTCCGACATCGTCTGGCACGGTGGCATACGTGTCCTTCGCAAACACCTCTTGGGCCTCTGCTTCGTTTACAGCGAGAGCAGCCCTCATCTACAATGCAACACAAGGCAACAAGTCTGTGGCAGTGTTGGATTTTGGCTCTGACAAGACGGTGTCGAACAACACTTTCACAATCACTTTCCCAGTCGCCGATGCCTCCAACGCCATCGTGCGTATCGCATAAGGAGAAATCCCATGTTGGACAACAACGTAGAATCGATTCAAACTTCAACACATGCGCTTAGTCGCATCTCTTAACAGGAGTCATCATGCACAAGGAAATTTCCGGTTTTGGCGACAACGCGCAAGTCACTTGGAACGCCAATGCCTCTACGGCAGAAACCACATCTATCGAAGGTCACTACCACGTTGTGTGCCGTGACAAAGATGGCAACATCAAGTGGGAAGAGCAATTCCCCAATTTGGTCGTTGCTGTTGGCAAACAGCTCATGCTCGACACTCTGCTGAAGGGTTCCGCTTACACAGTGGTTGGCCCGTACCTCGGCCTGATCTCTGGTTCTGGCAACACCTTCTCTGCTTCGGACACCATGTCCAGCCACGGCGGCTGGTCTGAATTCACCAACTACACCGTTGGTGGTTCGGCTGTTCGCGGCACGGCAGTGTTTGGTTCTGCCACTTCTTCGGGTTCTACCCCTTCCAACGTGACCACTTCGCTCGCTTCGGCTATCACCTACACCATCACCGGTGGCGGCGGTACGGTTGGCGGCTGCTTCTTGGTCACGGGTTCCGGTGCTTCGTCCACTCAAGGTAACACCTCGGGTACGCTGTACAGCGCAGGCGCTTTTGGCACTGCAAAAGCCACAACGGCAGGCGACACCGTCAGCGTTACCTACAGCACAACCGCAACTTCTTAAGGAGTCTTAAATGGCTCTGGTCCTCGCAAACCGTGTCCAAGAACAGGCCACGGCAAACACCACTGTAAGTTTCACGCTTACTGGTGCGACCCTAGGCTTTCAGACTTTCGCTGTTGTTGGCGACGGCAACACTACCTTTTACTCGGCCACTGATGCGGCGGGTAATTGGGAAGTCGGGCTTGGGACGTACTCGACGACCGGGCCAACATTGACTCGGACGACGGTTTATGCCTCCAGCAACTCCGGCAGTGCAGTGACGTTCTCTGGAACAGTCACTGTTTTTGTCACCTACCCGTCTGGGAAATCAGTCAACCTCGATGCGTCTGGCAATGTCAGCGCGTTGGGCACTGTTTCCTCGGGTACGTGGCAGGGCAGTACGGTTGGTGTGGCGTACGGCGGCACGGGCGTGACGGCTTCGTCTGGCGCAAACTCTGTTGTGCTGCGAGATGCGAATCAAAACATCAACGTCAACAGCATCACCCAAGCCAGAGCGATTGTCACCTCTGCTGGCGGAACCACCGTGTTGACGGCGGCATCAGCGCATTTCCAGATTTTGATTGGCACGTCTACCCAGACGTTCCAACTCCCCGATGCTACATTGCTGCCTTTAGGGTCTTCTTGGATTTTTGATAATGACTCCACCGGTAATCTGACGATCACCGATTACGCAGGTGGCGCGGTTGATGTAGTCGCTCCCGGCGGATATTCCACAGTGTTTTTAGAAATTGATGGGACAGTCGCTGGTACGTGGGGTAAGTTTGGGATGATCCCATCCGAGGTGAACTGGGGCACAAACAGCCTAGATCTTGGCGGCTCAACTGTCATCACCAACGGTGTCTGGAACGGCACTCCCGTTGCTTCTGGTTACGGCGGCACAGGCCTGACCGGTTTTGTCGGGGCCAACAACGCTCTCTACTCAACCGGTGCAAGCACATTGACTGCCGGGACACTGCCTCTTGCGGCGGGCGGTACGGGGCTCACTTCCTACACCGCTGGTGACCTCACCTACTACGCCTCTGGCTCGGCTTTTACCAAGTTGGGCATTGGAACGAGTGGGCAGATTCTGACCTCAACGGGCACGGCTCCTCAGTGGTCCACGCTGTCTGGCGTGGCAGTGACGACCTTCTCCGCTGGCACGACTGGCTTTACGCCATCTTCTGCAACGTCTGGCGCAATCACTTTGTCGGGGACGTTGAAAACATCCAACGGCGGTACTGGACTCTCTTCATACACCGCTGGTGATCTGATCTATTACTCGACCGGCACGGCGCTGAGCAAGCTCGGGATTGGTACTGCCAACCGTGTTTTGACCTCCTCTGGTACGGCTCCTCAGTGGTCCACTTCCCTCGACATGGCTGGAAGCGTGACCGCAACTGCGCTCATTCCTTCCGGGTCTTCTACGCCCACCAACGGGATGTATTTGTCCACAACTAATACTGTCACGTTGGCAACCAACTCGTCAGACCGCTTGACGATTGATTCAACTGGTAATGTGGGTATTGGAACTACATACCCCTCAGCTACGCTTGAGCTTCTTGCAAGCGAGCCAAAGATCAGGTTTAGCGTCAGTGGTCCACCGCCAGATTTTTCCGTCTACGCAAATGTTAGCGGTGGTTATGGGTATCTTTACACAAAATGCGAAACCACTGGTGCCGTAAGTATGGCGTTTAGCGAGTATGGAAACGCCTTGCTTGGTGGAACTAATGTTCGTACTGCAACTGTTGGTTCAGCCCATCTTGATCTGTTTGATGGTACAGCACCTGCTGGTAATCTAACCAATGGTATCTCGCTGTACTCTTCCTCTGGCGATTTCAACTTCATGGATTCCGCCGGTAATGGGTACAAGGTCGGTTTCCGCAATCTGCCTCCTGTTGGCACAAAGACTGGGTCTTACACGCTGGCAGTTGGCGATGTGGGCAAATATGTGCAGGTGAGTACGGGCGGCTCAATCACCATCCCGACAAGCACCTTTGCTGAAGGCGATGCCATCACAATTGCCAACAACACGACCGGCAGTATCACGATCACTTGCTCTGCGCCTACGGCGTACATCTCTGGTACGAACACGGTCAAAACTTCCATGACCCTTGCGACTCGCGGCGTGGCAACAGTTCTGTTTCTCTCCAGTACAGTTTGTTTTGTGAGTGGGAATGTGACATGACGGGAATCATGCAGATGATTTTGAGTGGGCCGTTTGGTGCGGCCCCTTTCAATTTCACCATTTCGTCCAATCAGACCAACGCAAATTTACGTACGCTTGCAATTAACGCTGGTTGGACCGGAACTGGGCTGGTGACGGCAACAGTGGGGGCTGGCGTTTATGTGTATTCAACATCGACTGGCACTCCCGGCTTGACCATCAACGGCTCGTTCCCTGACGGAGTTGCCCTGATCAACAATGGCTACATCATGGGGCAGGGTGGTGCTGGCGCTGGGGGCTCCGGTTATGGCCCGCAGACTGGCGGTCCAGCCATTTCTCTTGGTGTGAACTGCACGATCACCAACAACAGCTACAT